ATGTTAACCCTAGTCCGGCTCCACCCAATAATATTTTTACATCTGGAAAATGTTTCTTTATATATTCACATACAATTTGTGTACACCAGCGACTGACTTTTGTGAATACACTTAATCCTATCCAAGTTGGGTTGTGTAGTTTTATCTGTTCGTGAAATACTTTTTCTAATTCACTTTTGATTAAAACAAAAATTGGTTCATCTGCTTCAACAGTATAGTCTGGAGAACTAAGTAGTGCAGCAATGACATCGTTCCATTGATCCTTTACTCTATTAAAAAAGATTACATTAGTGTCAACTGCTTCTGCTATGACGTTACTATCTGTTAACTGACCTTTCAAATGAAAAGGAGCAGGAGCAGGCATTTCAACGTCCATTAATGGAACACTGCATAATAAAATATTAACCATCTATATTTCTAACCACAGTTCAGGAAAGGTACTTACAAAGTCTTCTTTGCGATACTTGTCAGCACGTGAGCATTCTTCTTCAAAGTCTTCCCAATGTTCATCATGCAAGTCTTCACTATTCATAAACGCAGTTATTTTTTCAAAATGATCTATATTAGTTTTACAACTCTTATCCGTTGCATACTCCCAATCGCCTATGTCTATACTCTTAGAATTCAATAGTTTATCAGTTATCCAATCCTTAGTATGTTTAGGCAACGCCTTTACATTATAATAAAGCGGCTCATGACAATAACCAAAATCAATTAATTCAATATACTGTCTTAAATTCTTATCCCAATACTCTACTAGCTCGGGTAGATAAGCAACATTTAATAAACTAACTGTAGTCCATACTTTGTTTTTAATTACATCTCTGTTAATTGCCTTGTTCCAAAGTTTTACATTTTCAATTACATTATCAAATTTAGCTGGATGTCTTTGATAATTAAAACGTTCGTGTATGTCATCTATGCTCCAATGAAATAATACCATTTTAAAATGATTTAACTTTTCAGCTACGTCTTGTTTAAAATAAGTACCATTGGTATTAAATATTAATTCTATATGTTCAGCGTGTCCACTTTCTATGCATGTATCTAGTAGTTCATAGAATGGTGGAATCATAAAAGTTTCTCCACCATACACACATATCTGTTTTATATTTGGTAACCATTTATCTAGTGTTTCTTTGTTTCCTGTAATTACACTGTCGTTGCGTTTATGTTTAACAAGACTTTTATCAAAGAAGTTCCACTGCTTAGAGGTTTCTTTATGTGCTTCAGTAGTCCATTGACTACTTATATAAGGATTACATATTCTACATTTGATATTACAATGACTTCCTAATTTTAAATCTAATAGTGTTGGGTGTGGATCGTTAAGTTCTTCGTTGGTAAGCTCTCTACTCATATTTAATCGTAGACTTTCTATACCAGCTGCTTCTTCTTTCCAACAATTAGCACATTCGGCTGGCTTCTCGTTGTTTAAGAATTTGCGTCTTAGTTCGTGTAAACTATCACTGTCCCATGCTTCTTTAAATCCAGCTTCAGGAAATTTAAGCACATCTTGGTCGTCATTGTGATATTGTTTACCCACTTGCCTACAACACGCTCTATATGTTCCATCAGTTTGGATTTCTATTTGTGTCCATGGTAAACTACAAAAGTTATTGGTACTCATTTTTGCACCGTTCTGTTCTACTTCCCATCTGTATCATCTCGTCAGTTGTATAATCTATTAGCAATGTATTACCTTGCCTATCTTTTTTAATACCTTGCTTTGCTTGTTGTATTAATTCGTTTGTTCGCAACGGCATAAATGTATGTGTACAATAATTTAAAAATTCCGGGCATGCATTTATAATATCTTTTTCTAGTTGTATTGCTTCGTCCATCCTGCCAGGCATTACCATAAAGTAAACTTCCATGTGACCTCTATGCAATCCTTGAGCATCTCGTTCTTGTTTTTCTTTACATATGCCATCTATTATATTAGATATCTTTTCTTCGTATCTATCTATGTATTCAAAATGTATACTAATGTTTAAGTCACTGTAGCGAACTAGCTCTCTATAATATGCAGGCAATCTGCTACCATTACTGTGCGTACTTAGTTTGTGTCCATCATCATAAATCATTTTTGCAAACTCTATATAGTGTTTGTGTACAGTTGGTTCCCCTCCGCTTACAACAAAATTTGCCTTGCCATCCAAAAGAAATTTTTGTTTAATTAGTTGATATGCATCATTTAACTGATCCCAATTTTTCTTTTTTTCAGTATTGTTATGTACTTCACTTGGACAATAACTACAGTTAAAGTTACAACGTCTGCCTAGTTCCCAGAACACTTGCTTGTACCCACCTAGGTGTGTTCTTTCTACTGCTGCATTATTATTATTTCCCAACGCATTCGGTCCAAGATTATATTTTTGATCTGCTGGCTGTTGCTTTAATTTAAGAAGATATTCTTTGTTTCCTATTTTTGGATTGTATTTGGGAATGAATATATCAGATCCACAACTGCAAGCTGAGATATTACAATCTATCCATTGGTCGGGTATAACAAGATAACCGTCATACACATTGCCTAGTGTTCCTGTAAAGACTTTATTAATCTTAGTTCCAGCACCACAACTAGCTAACTGTACATATCCATCAAAGTCGATATTAATATTTTCAACGCCGGCTCCACACTTCCATCCTGAAAAATTATTAATACGCTTTGCAACAACTTCTTCTGTACTTAAATCACTAAAGTGTCTTTGTCCATCATAAACACGAACTGGGCGACCAACTGTAAAATCATTATCTATCATATGTTATGTATCTCCTCCCACTTAGCGTTTGATGTTTCTTGTACTATATTCCAAAACTCCGACATCTCTGGAAAAATATTTCTGCAATCAGTATTTTTTCTCAAATCAAGATTGTTTATAAACTTACATAATTTTTCATATTGTAATGTTGTTCCTGTTTGCGTACACTTAATAGTTGACAAGAAATTAATATATGCAGGCCATGTTGCATATGGATCATTTATATCCTGTGGGGTTCTAGTCTTGAGAATGTTTATACTCTCATTGATATAATTCATATAACTAGCTGGCAGCATTTCAACTCTATAATGGTCTGGGTCATTAACAACATTGGGTTTTAAAAATAAAGGTTTACCATATGTATCATATAGCTCAACACACCAGCGTAAGAAATCAGGCATACTGCTTATGCATAAATTGTTTATACTAGTTTGAAATCCTATTTGCAAGTCAGGAAGATCTAATTTTAGATATTCTCTAATGTTCTTTTCAAATCTATCCCACACTAGATTCATTCTAATATATTCTGCACGTTCTTTATAAGACTCAATACTTACACTAATTTCTACAGTAAAAAGTTCACATAGCCTTGGCAATCTATCTATAAACTTTTTAAAATAAGCTTCTCTAGTATTTCCATTTGTAACAAACCAAAGCAGTGGCTTACCTGGGTGAAATGATTTTTTATTAGCATGATCCCAATATCCACTGTGTGGTCGTTTGTCAACGGGAATGCTTTCCATTATATTACACAAGTTATCAAGGAACTGAGGTAGCCTAGGATTATTTATTGGCTCGCCACCTAATATACCCAACCGAAGATGATGATTAGGATCATCTGATTGTGATAAATTAGTATTCAACCATTTCCAAAACTCACTGTTAAAGTTTTCTAAATTTTGATCATTTACTTGTACTTTTAATTTATTGTGTTCGTCCTTAGTAAAGTCCCAATCAGGATTAATACCCATTGCCCATAGATCAGTATTTGCATTTGCCCAAGTACTACTAAAGTATGGACTACAATATAAACAACTCATGTCACAATGATTACTAAGATTTACTTCTAACATGTATGGCTTTGTGCTTCGAAGTATTGGATGTTCTATAGTAATATCTTTAATTAGTGTTTCCTCTAATGTAAGTTTGTTTATAACTTTATCATCTTGTATATCCCATCCAGTAGGAGCATTATATATTCTTGGACTCTGTACGCCTTGGTCTTCTAGTAACCAACATGTTTCGCAACTAGAATGTCTTTGTCCTTTGAGCATTTCTAATCTACGCTCAAGCTGATATGAATCATTAAGAAAGTAATCTTCTTTAAGATTTGATAATTGACTGACATCTTGATCTTTTAGTTTTGTTCTGCAACAAGTTCTTGCTTGATTCTTTCCAAAATCAATTACACTATATCCCCAACGGTGTGTACACAAAGAACGCTTATGGTTACTCATAATCTTTTATTGCCTCGTATAAATCAGGTATGTTAGCTTCTAACGTTTGATTTCTAATACTGTCTAGTTTTTGTGTATGTTGTAGGAAGCTATCTTTGTTAGTCCACTCTTTACCATCTGTTACTTCTGTTTCAATATCATCTGCTAGTGCAAAATCAATTACTCCTTGATATTTTTTTATAATATGTTGTGCTAATCCAATTTCTAAATTTTTATTACACCAATCAAATAGTTCATTGTACTTGTCTACAATTTTTTGCTTGTGTGCTTTAGGATAATTTTGAACTGTTAAGAATCTAGGCCCATGACATATATGTAAAGCCATTACTGAGTCAAATGTACTAAACCTGTTAGTGTACCACTTTACCATATCTGGTATTTGCATTACATTGTATATTGTAATAGTTGGTGCAATTGTAGCCGAGATGTTCGTATACTTTTTTGAAAGTTCATAAAATTTATTAATGTTACGCTCAATGATTGGCCACTTGCTTGGAAATCTAATATAATCTTGTACATCGCCTAACCCATCAATACTCATTGTCATTCTGACACGTTTGAACTTGCTCCATATATCCCATGCATTGCGTGGAATAACAAACATGTTACTGTTGTATTCTAAATTAATATTTTTTGCATAATCATTGTCTATAGCATATTGTAAAATATTCCAATACTCTTTAATAACTGTAGGCTCGCCACCTGTCATGTATATGCGATCAATGTTATGCATATTGTCTTTTAGTTGTGCTACAAATGGTTCTTTATTCCAGTCACCAATCATACTAGAATATTTTTCTCCGTCTTTGGTAATGTCGTACTTGTCGTCATAGAAATCTATTTTAGCATTACCCATTTTAACCCAGTCATCTAGCCATAAACTACTATCGCCCGGTCCACACATTCTGCATTTTTGATTACATTTGTTTCCTAGTCTTATATCAAAATATTTTAAAGGTACTTGTGCAATATCAATAGTACCATCATCGAGTGTATTTTCTTTACACATTTCTATGTCGCCAACATACTCTTTATTCATATATGTTCTTAGACTATCTAGTCCTAGCTTTTCAGTTTCCCAGCATTGTCTACATTCGGGATGTTGCTCACCTTTTAACATACTTGCTCGAATCTCTTTTAGTAAAGGAGCATTCCTAGTCTCTTGTATTGTACTGTTATTAGCATTATATGTTTCGCCGTTTGGCCTAATAAGTTTTCCAAAGTTATACTCTGGTCCAGTTTTTTTGCCAAACACACACTCACAACAAACTCGGTACATACCGTTGCTGGTAATAGCACTTTGTAAAAAAGGTTTAACACAAAATGTTCCCTTTTTATGTAATGGTATATTTTCATTCATTATTCTTCAATAACCTCATATCTATGTTCTGGCAATACTTTTTTACACATAATATCAAAGTTACAATGACAGTAACTCTTATTACATGCTACTGGCTTGGTAGGAAATTTAATTTTATCTGGTTCGTGTATATTACCAAATGTTCCTCCTACTCTGCACCAACCTCTCCATACTGTACCGTCAAAGTCCACAATGAACTGTTCGATGCCTGCCCAGCAATCCCAACCTTTCCAGTTGTTATTGTTGTCTGCAATAAATCTATGTGCGGAACTGTTTTGTGATAATGCGTTAACAGTGTCGTGCATATCCATGCTGCCTCTGTATAACTTAAATTCTTTTGTGTGTTTTATTTTGCTACCATACAACTTCCATTGATCATCAAATATCTTTTGTTGTTCATCTGTGTATGGGAAACGTACTTCACCAAAGTCTATTACCAAAGGCTGGAATGCCATGCTGATGTTTTCTACTTCCATACATAGCTTCTCACTTAATGCAATACCTTTGTTGAATAATTCTGGATCAGTGTGACCCATTACATTTACGTGTGTACGACAGTAGCCTGCCATTATCTTTACTACTTCAAAGAAGTGCTCAGCATCTGCATGCTCAGGATGAAAACTTAAACACACATGATCAAAGTTATCTTTATTCTTTTCCCACCAGCGTAATGTTCTACTACCGTTGCTGATAAATCCTACGTCATGTCCAATATCTTTAATGTATTGTACAGCTTTAATAAAGTCTTTCCATAGTGTAACTTCGCCACCAGTGAACTCAAAGTAAACTTTACGTGGTGCATAGTGTTTAGCAGTAGCGTCAATGAATCCTTGAACTACTGTAAAATCATTCCAACCAAAGCTGCCGTCGTTGAGTATGCTAGGACAATACGAACAACTGTAGTTGCACATATTTCCCAAGTTCCAATTTACTACAACCCAATCACTTGCTTCTTTGTGATGATGGTCAAGTATATTATAGAAGCCTTGTTCACCTAATGCCATATCTTATTCTAATGTATCCTCAACCTGGTCTTCTCTAATTTGAGCTCCCATGCGGCTTGGATTAATATATACTTTCTTAAAAAATCTAGATCCTTCTTTTCCTAAGTCTGCAATTTCTAAATCTAATTTAGATCTTAAATCGTAACCAAGTCTGTTACTTTCGTTTTGTAGTGTGTCGTAATTCCAACGCATACCTGTACGTGAACATAACTGATCACTGTCAGCCTCAAAGTTAGGTAATACATTTTCTTTATAATATTTTGTAAGCCAATCAAAGTCTCGAACATTTCTCCAGTCCCAATCTTCTCTACCAATGTTTGTCATGTGGCACCCAAGTCTTGCACCGTATATTGCCCACAGTCCATTCTCACTGTCGTCACCAACACTCATCCAAGTAAGCAGTCGCTTGTAGTTCTTATCGTGTACTTTTTCTTTTAGTTGTAATGGATCGATAACGTCTCCGTCAACTAATCCCATCTTAACTCCTTCACGGAAACCTGCACGCCAGGCTTGTAGTGGACTCGCATTATTCATTACATCGCAATATATGTTATTCATTTGCACATAGTTGATATTCCAACAGAAGTCTACTTGGGCTCGCTTGTCGCCCGCTGGTGCATTCTCATGTGTTTGCATTCCATATACTACTTCTTTTGGCCAACACTTAATGCCTCCGTTTCCGTATACTAATCCGTTCACTGTATTTTTTCCAGCCCAACTAATAACATCTGTGTTTTTTATTTTACTCATGTCTACTTCAACACCAAAGAAATCATCCTTGACAATGTTGTCTGCATCAATAGTAATAAATCTATCTGTTTCTGCTAGGTCGGCTGCTGCCTTATGTGCTGCATCACTGCCAAACACACCGTGGCTTCTCTTTGCCCACGGTGCTTTATTAATTAAATCGTTATAGTTTTCATCTGCATTTGGTTCATCATAGCTAATGAACACTATATCAAATTCATTAATACTTTCCATACTACTCATAGTGTCTCCTTAAAATCCAACAGTTGAATCAACTGGTGTACGTAATTTTGTTCCGTTTATAAATTTATATTCTTTGCCTGCTTTACTAACCCATGTTTCCAGTTCACCTTCTGTTGGCGCTAGGCTATCTATTGCCTCTGGGCCAAAACTATTAGTAAGACCTGGGAAAAAACTAATATCATCCCAATTGCCTTGCTTTCCTGGATATGTGTTAATCATATTTTCTAGTTCAGTTCCAAATCTTTCTTTGATCATTTTTGTAAATGTTTCACATTTTTCTCGACCATTTCCTTCTGCATGCATTCCATGTGTACATCCAAATGTTGCAACGCTGTATCCCATATTTAATAATGTAGAAAGTATTGCTCCGGCAACAAAGCCTTCACTTCTATCTGCTAAATGATTTTGATCTTCTGCTGATTTTCCTTCTTCTGGATTAGCCCAAGGTGTTGAAGTTCTAACACATACAAGTACTGCTGGTGCTTGTACAACTGCAAGCATGTGTTCTTTGTCATCACCGTGTTCTTCCTTATTAGTCATGTAATATATATTATCAGCTAGCCATGTACGCATCTTCATGTCTTCATCGCCTTGGCCTAAATACATCCAAAAATGAGATTTAATACTACATTGAGTAGGAACGTGATTTATTACTGTTGCTAAATATTCGACATCTTCATCTGGTATTGGACCTGTGTCTGAAAATAATCTTGTTGTGTGTCTATTTTCCCATACAAGGGGATTTAATTTATTCATCTTATTGTTCTCCTAAATTTATTTCTATGTTATTGTACTTGTGTACTAACAGTGGAGTATCTGGCCAATCAAAGTTTATTTCTATCTCAAACGTTTTATTTTCAAATTGAGATCGTTCTATTTGAATTGCACCTACAAATACGTCCGGAGTCTCATTACAGACAATAAATTTAAATAATTTAATACCAGATAGTAAATGTTTATCGGCTATAGATAAATTATTACTAACTATTAATCTATTATCCACTACGTTAATATTTATGTGACTTGGTTCGTTTGTTTTTGCAGAAGTTTGTAACAAATGTTCGTTGCGTTGGTTTTCTATTTTGAGTTCAGTTAACGACCATCCGTAATTATTAAATACGTGTTTTGAATACAGACTAATGTTGTTCCAGTCTAGTTCTTTATCTATATTCTTGTCAAGTGTTATAATTTGTTGTCCGTGTGTAAACAATTCTTTTGGATCAAGTTTAAGTGTATGTACTAGATAGTCTGGATCATTCTTTCTTGTAATATGTATATCTAATGCATTAGTTTCGTTTAATGATATTTCTGATATTGTTGCTAAATTTTTATTTTTTCTAATTGAAGGCATATTTGCAGTTACAAGTATTTGATTTGAATTATAAAATATATTCACATACAAATCAACAGAAGAGGGAGCAACATCTTTTGCAAACGGTACTAATTTATTATCATCTGATTCAATTATTAATACATTCCCACGGTGACTAAGTTCCCATTTGTGATTTATTAAATCCCATATCATGCCATACTTTTTTAAGCTACTAGTACCATTGATTAATTTTTTGCATATTGGGTCAGTTGATTCAGCCTGAGTTGTATTGTTAGCAATGTTAGTAACCTTAGTACTATTAATTCTTAGTATTTTTCCATTATCATTGTTAAATACTATAAAGTACTTTCTTTTAATGTTTACTTGTGGCTCTGTAAGTGTCTCTGTGTTCATTAAATATCTCTTCTGTTATAAACTCGTGTTCTCCATAGTATAGGTTAGTTCCCATTGCAAAGTTTTGAATTTTTACTTTTGCTCCTTTGCTACTCCAAACGTTTAATCTTTCTGACCATTTATCCCACTGACCAATCACTCCATCAGTTAACGTTACTGGCATATTAATTGTATTAATAATATTATGTATTGGAGGATGCTCGTACAATACTATTGTGTTTAGCAGACTATACATTATGTCACTGTTATAATATTCTGGGCAATGAGATTGATTGAAAAACTTTGGCATTACTTGTCTCCAATTTTGCATAAACACATCTGCTAATTTAAAAAATGCAAGTGCTAAATCTGTATCAAACTTAAAGTAAAACATATGCGAATAAACTGCATTAAGTTTGTACTCTGCTTCTATAGTCTTAACTTGTTTGTTTTTTAATACATCACCTTTAAAATCATAAGACTGATTGAAAAAGTATATGTCATGCTGATCTTTTAAATATTCCCATATGCTATCGTGATTTTCTTTAACAAGGCTTGCACAGTCTATTACAATGTTATGTATATATGGTGTTGCCCAGTACAACTGCCAGTCGTTAATTCTAGTAACCTCATTACAAGGAAATGGCATGTCTACCAAATAATCAAATGCTTCTTCGTAGTGTGCAGGAACACGGTCTATGTAGTTAGTAACTAATGTAACACTAGCATCTTTGTTATGTATTTTAATACTATATGCAAGTGCAGTTGCTTGAATATATTCAAACTCTTGCATTGCAATTATTACATAACCCTGCTCTTGTTTTTCAATCATAAAAGATACTCCGTTAGTTTTGGAATAATTCTGTCAAACGCTCTTTTATTCATAAGATGTATATCTTGATTGTTTGTTTTTACTAAAATATTTTTCCAAACTTCTTTTGAATCATGAGATAACATAACCCATGTGTTATCTGATGTTACTTCAATAATGTCGTCTTTCTGACTCATATTAAGTAATGATGTTCCATCAAAGTTACCTATGTTATCTTGCTCAGCAGTCATGCCCGAAAGTATATGTACTGCAATACTAACACAGTAGTCTGTTCTAAACATCTTTCTAGGAAAATTATATAGGTACTGATAGTAGTCATAATTATCTGCTACATGCGACCATGTATTAAAAAATAGTTCACTAAAGTCACTGCGATCAAAATATACAACTGTACTCCACCACATTTTAATCCCAGCATCATATAAGAATCTTTCTAAGAAGAGCGGAGGTTCATTTCTTAATGTAGTTGCATTATCAAACATACTTACTGAATAATCACTATCAAAATATTTTAGTAGTGTATCCGATTTAACAATGTAATCAATATCTAATAGTAGTGTTTTTTCAAATGGACTGTATTGATAGATTTTATGTTTGTTGCTGTTATTAAATTGTGCAGTAAATTCTGTCCAAGGACTATCATAGTGTCGTCTACTGTTAGCCTTCATATTGTCATTAGTTGTTACAATATAATCAAAACATTTTTCAATTTCTTCTGTTGAATGACTTTCTTCTAGCCAAGACAGTGAACCCTCGTCTGTAATTAAACAAACAGGTAGTTGTAGATTCTTCTTAACAAACTTACTACTAGTAATTGCCATGTTAACATAATCTAATTGACTGTTGTTATATGCAAAAAAGCATACACCCTCTGGTGCTTGAATAGTAGGCATTACCAGTCCATAATTTTCTTAATGTTTCTTGATTTCTTTAATTTTTCATTTTCAATATCAAATTCAGTAGTAGCACTAGTATATGCATTGATAAGTTTTTCTAATAGCTCAGATAAACTTTTTACTGTAATAGGATTGTTTTTGCTATCAATAACAATAGATTCCTTATGTTTTAAATCTATTAATGTTTTTACAAAAGCAATTGTTTCGTGATCAGCAATAAACACACCACCCAAGTGATGTACGATTTGTAACTGTGCTACTCTGTTTCGAATATTTCTTTTTTGATTATTTAAAGTTAATGCATAATTACTAAAGTCTAGTGCTTTCTCGAGTCTTTCGTCCATAGAATACTCCTTTATTATATATGTATATAATACACTATTTAGTAGAATTTGTCAATAGGGATTTTTAGATTTTGTTATATCTGAATAAACCGGTGCTTTGCCATATCTCACCTGGATCAACTGGTGAACCAGTTGGTGTTTCGGTTGCAATACCCGAACCTGTTCCAGGTCCAGTGGCTGTGAATACAGTACCAGGGACATTGTCTACGGCACCTATTAATACAAAGTCAGTGTCAACAGATGTTGCGCCGCCGACTATACCAGTACCAGTTCCTCTACGTGTAGCAGTGAATATAGTGTTTACGTTATTATTAGCTGCTCCCATCTTAGTAAAGTCAGTTGTGCCTACTGATACAATTCTGTATTGTTTTCCAGTTATAACTTGTTGTGTTAGTACACCAGTGCCTGGGTATGGTATTTCTACTTGGATATTATCATTAACAGAGACAATTGTATATTCTTGTCCAGTTATAAAGTGTCCTGCATCCACATTTGATACAGCATGACCTCTCCAATCAAGTTGAGCATGCGATTCATTAATTGCTGGTTCTTGCCAATTAGTATCCAATGAAACATCTGGTGCAGGTATTTCTGTAAATTTATAATATGGATAACTGTCAACAGTAAATTTTGCTAAGTTAGGATCAGTTGCTAACGGAGTTGTAGCTGGTTGTACATATCCAGAGCTCAATGTTATTGGTTGAGTGATATCAAAATTATCATCAATATCTTCAACTAATATAAGTCTTACATAAATATTAAATTCAGAACCTATATCTTCTGCTCGCATCTGAAGTCTAATTCTTCTACTGTTATACTCACTGTATAAGTATACAGTTGCTTCTGTGGCAGTATTATTTGTGTATGCAAATACACCTGCGTCTAGGATAGTTCTAAAATCATCTTCACTAGCAGTTGACCCGCCACCGTATAGATACTGTAAGCCGTTGTAAAATCCATAGTTAACACCACTAGTAGCAATAACATCATAGATATTATCTGCAACTACTCTACATCCTTCTGCTCCTATTCTAATACTATCAAACTGATCAAATATACCTTCCCATACTTGATTACCCGATGATCCTCCAGGATTCATTTCTAATTCAAGTGTTAGTTCGCCACCTGCATTAAAGAAATGTCTTGCTTTATTATAACTTTGAAAAGTAAATTTATGAACTATCTCTAAGTTATTATCCCAATTAGCAGTTGTTGTAGTTGTTAATGATGCTAAGTCAAAGTTAGCCCAGTCTATTTGGTACTTGTTTTTTGGAGCTTGTCTAAACCATTGAATTTTATTTAGTATGCTGTTGTGATATGCAGCTAGTATCTCTGTTTTTGGGTAAGTAGTTAAATCTATTAAGTTATGTAAGCCTTCTACATTAGCCGATGAAATTGGATCGTCTTCGCCATGATATAATCCTGCATTCATGTATGCAGTTATTTCGTTTAAGTCTGTAGCAGTTATTAGTGTACCATCAATTACTGCTGATCCATTTTTTTGAAAACTGATAGGTGGAGTGTTAAGTGTTATTTGTCCTTGTCCCCAGCCATACCTTCTTTCAGCATCAGTGTGATGATTTGCATCATACAAGTATGCGCCACCGTCCCATATTTCATTATAATAGTCAACTAGATCTATTAGGTCTTGTGCCTTTACTTTGTCTCCAGTATTAACAGGTGTTAATGACACTGGCATTTACTTTACTCCAACTATTACTTCAACGGTTCCTGTGTCGTCAGTTGTCTTATCTTCAACTGCTCTTCCGATAACATGTTGATATCCATACGTACTAACATTACGTGCAGATTGGCCGTGTCCAGGTGTATTACTTGTAACGATTCTATCCCCTTTGGTAACTTTACCAACAACATTACATGGTACTCTACCAAGTAGTGCTATACCTACTGTTATGCCAGGTAATCTGCTGTTCATTAACAATGCTGGGTCTGTTGTAACAACTCCCACTGCATCTTCGTCAAGCTCTTGAGATGTTTCTGTAACTTCATCAGTTCCACCAATTTTCATAACGTGTCCAGGTCCATATTCGTTATCCGAAGCATAAAGCTCTGCCACGTCAGCGTATCTGGCGTGTGTTGCTGTACCATGGAATACTGCCTCTTTGTTTTTATCTGTAGTTAAATTAATACCAGGAAGAATAGTTGCACTATCTGATATAGTTACTTCTCCGTTGTTTCTAAAATAAGGTTCAATTAATGTTTCGCTTGTGTTAATAACCCAAGGTGTAGTGTCTGAACTTGTTATTGATATAATAACTCCATTTACTTTAGATACAACAACTTTATGTTTTACATTATTAGTATCCATTACTTCTGTTGTTTTTGAATCAGAGTCTATACCAAGCCAATCATTGTTGTGTCTTATAAACAACTGCTGCTCTACTGGTTTCCACCATAGCTGACCTTCAATTGCATTATCTGGTGCGGTATCACTTGCAAAGTTTTCTAATAGTCTTACTGAATTTTGTGCTATACTTTCACCGTAGCCTACCCAGTACTTGCCTACTAGTGTTAAACTAGTGTTAGCAACATTTTGTGAGTTGTCATCGATTCTGAAATAGTCTAAAGCTCCGTTTGGATATTTTTTAATATTATATGCCATAATTTAAACTCCTGCTCTAATTCGTAATGTGTAAAGTATTTCTAGTTTTCTGTTCTTGCTTTTCTGAATAGGATGGAAAATTAAGTGTGTTAAGAAACTACCTTCACCTGTTGTTGAGCCTGTCATTAGTCCAATTTCATCAAATATAAAATTAGTATCAGATATCTCATCCATTGTTGGCGAATTATCAACTGCTTGTGCATCTGCTGGAAAATTGTAATCCAACACTGCACGACATTCTAAATCTGAATATGGTTGATTTGATGCATTGTTAACTACAAAAGTTACCGGCACTGTTAAGTCAACCGACGATGCTCCTGAATTATCTTTACATGCAGTATACAATTGGCCTGTGGCTCCACTTACCTTTGGTTGTTTATATGTAACTGATCCGTTTGCTTCAACTGTTGATCCGCCCATTCCAAGTGCTAGTTTTGATATACCGTATGTTGTGCCGTCGCCTCCTAATGCATGTGCTACTGCAAATGCAAAGTTTTGAAAGTTTATAGCGTTATATTTGTCAAGTAGAACCTCGCCTGAATCAAAGTCTTTGATTAAAACGTGCCCTTCTACTGCGACATTTGAGTTTTCATTTAATGTTTTCATTATCCTATTCCTTATACACTATTTATACAAATCGTTAAATAGCATTATAATCCTACACCCTTGCCATATGTTTGCAACTCTTGTGCTTGTAATGAGCCTGGGCTGTTTAAAATTGTATCACCAAGTGTGTTATATTGCAATTCACTTGGATCATCATTTGCAAATGTAAGTTGAGTTTTATCAACTTGTATCACCGATGTTCCGTTGAGGGCAGAAACATTAAATGTTCCTAGTACACCTCGCTTAGTACAAGATAATGTAGTAGCATCTAATATTGTATAATCAATTAGTTCGCCGCCTACATATGCTGTGCCTGTTTGATCAAACGAGCTTGTACTAACTACTTGTATTATGTTAGCACTTGCCGTAAAGTCTGCAGTCAATGTTGTTTCGTTTGCTTCTGTTAATGCATATGATCTAACAAATCCATCTGATCCGATCATATGTGCAAATGTTCTAGAGTTATTGTTATGTGTACTACCTGCTGTATTAGTTTGTACACCAATACTTAATCTTTCAATTGGACTAAGTTTAACGTATCCATTACGTGGCAAGCCATCTAATTCTTCTATATAATTAAATGCTTGAGCTTCTGTAAAGTCTACACCGTACACTATCTCGTTATCTGGTGTAGTTGTAAAGTCTGTCAGTACTGTTGGACTAAACATATCAGTTGGTGTGTCGCCTTCATTAAAGTCTTCACCTTCGTATACTATTCCGCCACCAAATTTATTTTCACTTGATGTATCATTGATATTCATAGTAATATGTGTTTTATGTTCTTGTTCAGTAACTGTTAACATTACATCTTCTAAGTGCGTATTTTTTGCAGTAATACTACTTAACTTAGTGTGATATGGTTTAACTTCATGTATATAACCTAGTATATCATTTGTTTTATCTTTTCTGTATTTTCTACTTTGTGTTCTTATTTGGTCAACTAAGTCTAGTTTGATATATGTAGTTTTCTTAATCCAGTTAGTTTGTTCAAACGAACTCAGTACATAATGTATCACACTAAAGAAGAAGGTATTCATCTTTAATACATTGTAAGAAACAAACATATCTTTATACAATGCTTCGATTAGTGTTTCCCAATACTCTGCAATGTCTGCCTGGTCATATGGCCATGCATCCCATGACTCAACATCCCATCCACCTGTTGCTACTAATAATTCTTCATTAAACTGAATAGTATTATTAGACTTGTAAACTAATTCCCATGCTAATATTTCTTTATTATATGCGTATGTTTCACTTCTGTCAAGCTGTACTTCTGTATCAAATATTTCATACTTAACTACCGAATGTAGAGTTTTGTCAATTGTATTGAGGTCTTTGTATTCATTAATTTTTGTAGTAAAGTTATAAGTTCCGTGATATGTACTTGATACATAATCAGACCATATCCACAAGAATGAAGGGAAATTATTTTTGTTAAATGTTCTATCCCATGTATCTTTATACTCGTCTGCTAAATTAATATTTTTCATTAGTGAGTTAATTGTTATTATTGCATTTCTTCTTGCATCGGATAAATCTTTAAACCAAGTTTGTCCAATTTCTATTTCATCTCCATACCTATTAAATTTATGTAACGTATAGAATGGAATGTTTACTTTGTTAGAGTCTCTTCCTGCAAAGTTACGTTTCATTCTATCAATATAGTATTCAGGTATTGTATCTGAATCCTTAGCAATAAGTGTCCATTCGTTATGTGAACTATATTTGTTACCTGCCTTATTAATCTGTAGTACTGTTCCTATATCGTCTATGTAGTAATTAATATTATCAACAATAAATTCTTTATCACTGATAACTGCAAACCAACTAACACCTGCATTTGTTGGATCAGCAATAATGTTTGCTACATCGTATGCTGATAATATTCTACTATCTTCTATTGTTGTTTTATTTTTAACCCAGAAGTAATAAACAGTATCATATGCATTAGTTCTAACATTCCATTCTTGTTCTGTTGTATAATAATAAAGTGTTTCTTTTAATGTGTTGTCGTATTTTGAATAAGCTTCACCTGTTGCAGGTTTACCAAACATTTCTTTTTGATTAGTAACTTGCTCAGCGTACTCATCTGGCGAAACTGTTGACTTGGACCATTCCCAAACTACTACTTCACTGCCTGGGTATAATTTACCCCAATAGTTTGATTTGTATACAGAGTCACCCTGATCGTAATCGTAATAACGAACTTTACTTGTGTCCCACCATCTTGTACCTACTTGGTCGTTGCTCCATGCAACCTCAACATCTGTATATTGGTTGTCATCTGTTGATGTTGTGTACACTGCATTGTCTGTAAAGTTACTGTAGTCTAAATTCTGCTGTGCAACACCCGGCAAGATCTTTCTCATAGGATCCCAAATTTCTAGTTGTATTTTTGATTGATTATTAGTGTGACTATAAATTAATACACTGTCTATATCTGTGTTAGTAGGTCTTGTAGTTGTGCTTCTTACATCAGTGTATGTTACTTTCTCAACTGTACCTGTTCCTGATCCAATTCCAGTTGCAGTGAATACAGTGTTAGGTTCACTGTCTGCAGCTCCAATTGATGTAAAGTTAGTATCACCTGTTGTGATAATTCTATATGTAGTGCCAGTTACTGTATTTGCAACTGATTCTGTATTATACTGTGATACTGTATGCACATATGTTCCTCGTACATTGTCTTTGTTATTAACAAATACAGTTGTACCAGTAGGCAAGTTCCAATCAGTTGATGAGACTGCTAAGTTTTTCTGCTCAGTTGTTTCAAATCTAGTAGTAACTAATGGCATAACTGAAACTGCATTACCGCATGATTCAATATATTCATCTATATAAAATATTTTATTGTTTGATCCAATTTTAGTTACTTTATGGATACCATCAATGTTAGGTGTAGTTGTTGTGTTTAGTAGTTGTACGTAATCGCCCACTTTTAATCCATGGTCAACATTTGTTGTTACTTCTGCATCGTTACCATCAATACTGGCTGTTCCTGCACATATACCGCATGTAGTTGGATTGTCTGTTACTATGTTTATAGCTTCATCGGGTTTGGTATACAATGTTTCGTTGCCTGGAGCAGCATATCTTTGTGTGACTTGAAGTACATTCCAACTCCAAAATTTTGTTTCAGTTGATCCCACTGTACTGTTTACAAAATCACTATCATCGGATATTAATATATTATATAATGCTGGGTCCAGCGACTGATCAACTCTAGTAAATTTTGTCTGGTGTGGAGTGCTGCCAGTGTCCCATTCATTATCAACATTAACTTCTGAAGACGTAACTGTTCCTGTTGGTAATCCAATTACTGTGTTAAAACTAGTGTCGCCTAAATCAAGTGATGCATTTGTAGATTCAAATTTAATTCTATTTCCAAGTCCAATAACAGTAACGCCTGTAATACTATTAAGCGTAAGTTGTGCTTGTATTTGGCTTGCTGCTTCGTCATAACTAACCGGTACCGGAACTTGTAAACTTGTACCAGGAGTTGATGCTGATAGTCCTAATGATGTTAGTACATTTCCTGACATAACTAGTGGTGAAGTGTCTGATCTATTAGATTGTGTTATGACTATGTTACCAGTTATTACACTTGCTGAAATATAAGTAAGCAATGAAGAACTTGTATTGTTAATTTGGTCTCTAACTTCTTCAACAGTTAAAACATCTGGAGCTTCAACATCAGTAACATCTTGCTGAACATTAATACCAGCTGGAGGTAAATCTAATTGTGCATTTGTACCATTACCGAGATCTGCGTCTAATATTAAACGTTCTGTGTGATCTGAACTTTGAAAACTTAGTGTTATTCTTTGTGTACCATTTATTGGTGTAAGAGAAGTTGTTAAGTTAGGAATATTATAACTATCAATATGAGTTATAATTTCTGATTGAGTCATTGTATCAACTTGGTGTACTAATACAACTACGATATTATCAACCCCTACACTTGGAGCCGTTGTAAATGTAATGTTACCTGCTCCTGTGTCTACACTATAATCTGCTGGATCAGTTAATAACACTCCATCAACTGTTACAGAACTAACATTATAGTTATTAGGCCTTGCTCCTAATAACGGTTGCGAGAGAGTAAATATTGTTTCAATTGCATCTCCTGTAAATGTTTCTGTTATATTGCCTGGAGTAGTATCAAAGTCAACTACCTGAGTTGTGTCTTGTACGGTGTTGTTTGCAAGAGTTTTTCTAGTTGTAATACTTATTGAATGGTTTGTAACACCTGTAACAGGATCAGAAAAGTCTCCAGTTCCATCTGCATATATTACTGCTGGTCCATTTATTGTTGGTACTAACTTAATCTTATTAAATGTAATTGGCGCTCCATTTATTACCAATGTAGATGATGCATCACCTGTTATTGGAACATATGTATGTGAGCCATCATTTCCATTAACTACAACGTTAGCAAAACTTTCGTCATTTTTTATAAGTGTAGTAGGTATGCCTGCAATATTAGCCTGTGTTCCATTTGGAATAATTGCAGTATCAGTTGCTCTTCTAGAAGTTACTTCAATACTTGATGATACTTGTGTTACTCCAGTAAACTCAACGTTACATTCCCATAACTCACCGTTCATTCTTACTTGATCACCTAGACGATAACTTTTGTTAGGAGCCCATGTTTCGATATTAGCATATTCGGCTGTGCTATCAAATACCGATGATATATCAGATGTGCTTAAAACTCTGTATGTTGTTTCTGTTTCTAATGCTTCACCACCTGTAAGTATGTCACTGTTTGATTCATCGTAGCTTAATGTATCAAATGTTATTGATTTATTGTTAACAATTCTTTCGTTAATATTATCTTGATCTGCGTCAATGTATGCATCGATTACATTAGCGTCTGATTGGAAGTTAGGAGCAGATGCTCCGGTATTTAATGATATAGTTTGAGGAGAAGAATTAATATCACTTGACACTATTTCTATTTCTAGTGGATCTTGTAAATCGTCATTTCCTAAAACAGACTGTCTAAACATGTATTGTTCATATGCAGATATAGTAGTCTCATTGAAGTTTAATATATTACTTTTACCTATATGCTCTATAGCACCGCGTGTACCTTTTTCTTTTATCATTCCCTGATAATAATTAGTAAGAATGTTTTCATTAAGGCCCAAACCTTCTAACAACAAACCTTCTGTTTTTCCAATTGTTATGTCTTTGGCTTTTCCAAAAGATCTATTAAACTCATCTACGTCTGTTCTATACAAGTCATCAATGCTTTGTACTGCACTATCAAAGTTTTGTATAATATGATCGTCTGATACTAAGTATCCTGGTGCTTTTTTCTCACCATTCCAGTTTTGTGTTCGTTGTCCACATAAGCATAATCTAGATTGCATACTATCTTTAACGTCATCAAACAGTGTTATTCCTAACGTTGTACTGTCTTCAATTATAACTACATGTTCAAAGTCTAGCTCTGCACTAGTGATACTTCCTATAAATTCTTTACTTTTTGTTTCCACTGAAACTTTACCGTCTGTACGTGTAATACCTAATTTTGTATTTTCTATTTTTATAGAATCACTTGACAGTATGCTATTGTTATTATAAGTTAGTGTATTAAACTCTGACACATGACCATGAGCTGGTGTGTACTTTAATTTTCTACCTATTTGTAAAATATGACTAAATCCAACTTCAGCAGTAGTAGTCCATGTAACAAAGTCGTATGCTGATGTGTTTCCATCATACTGTAGCTCGTATCCGTTAACACGCATCCATTCCCAATATCCTCTAATAAAGTTATACACATCTTGTATTTTTGTAAACTCAGCATCATATTCTACTATGCTAGGTGTTACAACAAATTTATTATAACGTCTTAATGTTTGATTCAAAATCTCAATAGATACATAATCTGTTGGGTTAGTAATATTTGGTTCAAGGAATTTAAATTCTCTAGTATTATGATTTATACCAGATACTTTATATCCTGTTAATGTTTTTGTAATAGTTAATGCACTTGCAGTAATTAATTTTGATACTGCACCTTTATACATTTCTACATTGTAGTCTGCATCGCCTAGTATTACACATCCTTGTTCACTTGTTTCTGTACTTAGGTGTAGTAGGTGTTTACTTGTAAAGCCACCTAATTTGAATACTAATTTAGTATCCAAGTTACCATAATGTTCTTCTAGTATGTTCTCACGACCATGTCTAGTTAAAAAGTTGTACTGTGCTTGTGCTATACCATTTGCAACAAAAGAAACAGTATTAAGTTTAACATCAAAGTCTATGCCCGATGGGTCTGCATCGTTGCCAGCATATGAAATAATATATTGTCCTACTATGTCTAGTGGACGTTCAATCATACTTATTGCAGTAATAGTGCCAGGCCCAGATGATTCTGTAATTTCAAAATTAGCTCTGCCTAGTGTACTATCAAAGTCGTCAAGTAGTTGGAAGAATCCGTTATTTTCAAATGTGCTAGGTGACGAGCCAGGTTTAATTTTTATAGATGTGATAGTTTTTCCATAAACTTTATTAGGTGTTTTAAATGAATGACTTGATGGTAATAATCTATCATAATGAGTTATGCTTCTTATTAGTGAATTATGTTTACTAATACTTCCTGGTTGAAAAAAGTCTGACCATGCTTTTGTTGGGTTTAACTTTAACACACCGTCTAGTAATAATGATCTGCCTATATCACTTGATCTCCATTTAAATTCAACTGGTCCCCAATCTCCAAATACAAATTCTTTTTCTTTATCTACATTTGAAAGAGATGATGTAGGATCTAATACTGTGCTAGGATCTTGTAATGTGCCTGTTGTAGTAACTGGGCATTGTGTTGACCAATTCCATGTGTGTCTTGCAAACAACGGTACATGTGTTTTTGGTAATCCTGGTTCCGATGTTAATCCAGTTTTTAATGCAACTATTAGTTTATCACGTTTTGTTGGATCTGTCCAACTGTAGTGCTTATCCCACCAAGTTGGTTTAAATGCGTAGCCTAGCATGTGCCACGGAGTAATATGTGGTGTACACGTTCCAAATATATGTGTGTATGCACCTTTCCAATGTCCTGGCAACTTGTCTGTAAAATCGCCTCCTGCTGATAGAGTACTATAGTTCCATGTACTGCTATCATTAGCATCATAGTAGTTACTAGAATTTAATGTTTTAATATTATTGTTAGTTGTCCATTGGTAATAATGTTTTTCTAAATAGTTATTTAAATCGGCTAATTCATACCATGTGTTGTGATGAGGTGCTGGCAAATATTTAATCGGGCTATGGTACTTTTCTAAGCCTACGTTAATTACAGAAGAACTCTTATACATATTATCTTCTTTAACAAGACCATTATATATACGTTTTTCCATCTCAAATATTACTGCATTAGCAGGATCAAAACTTGCACCTGCATTAACATTTTCTAAATCTTTTCCAGTTACATCTATTTCAGTACCATCATGTGTATACAATATATTGTTATTAACTTGTGGCTCTGTAGCAAATCCTAGTCCTAGCTTTACTAAACTAGCAGGAACAAAACACCAGTCGTCCATGCCTGTCCAGTACACTTCTAACATTGGGTTAGTAAGTTTACTATCCAATGGCTCATATGATAGTATTAATTTAATAGTGTTTCCTATCATTGTATAGTCTTTGTCTTTTATAAGAAGCTTTCGTACTTGTGTTTCATTTCCATTATCTTGTGTTAAGTAAACATACACATGGTCACGTATATTAACGTCTCCGTTAAATTCAAACCTTGTATTAAATGTTTTGTTTTGTGTAGTATCTATGTCTCTTAATATAAATTCTTGTCTATCAGCTGATTGAAGTACAAGCATGTTTGAGTTGGTATAAATTGGTTTTACTTTTGTTACTGAACCAATAGCATTATCAGTTAATTGTTGTATTGTCATAGCGCCGGTTTTGGTCCAAATTTTCCTTGCCGCATCTGATACTCGTTGTCTAAATGCAACAAACTCTGTACCCTGTTCGAGTAACGAACCAGTAATAGATAGCTTAGTATCAGCATAGTTGATATCGTGCATTATACTTAGATCTTCGTGTAAAAAGATTGTACCGCCATAATATGGAGTATGTGGAACGCTGGCATAATTATTTTCGCCAAATGTGTTATTATCAAATCCTGGCATAACATTTAGTTTGTCTTTCCAATGATTTAAAGTTTGACTAATTGTAAATGTTTCCAATATATCATTGTTTGCATTATGTTTGTGTACATCTGGCATGCTTACATTAAGTGTACTATTATTTAGATCATTGTTAGTCCATTCAAAATCAATTAAGTCATTTTCTACAAGAATACTTTGATCTAATGTAATCGAAGAATTTGTAACTGTAATATTACTAGGAGATATTGGATTCCCATTTTGTGTTATTTTGTAAAATGGTTGGTCATATTGTTTTGACACAATAAAACATTGTACCAATTCGTTGTCTAGATATATATCAAAATATGTGTCGTTACTTGATGCACTAGTTGTTAATGTTGTTATGCTTCCAGAAGATGTATAAGTGTCTACCCACGAAGCTGAGTTATCTGAAATAACAGATCCATGTGATTTTATGTATAAAGTGTCTCCAGTCAGGTTAGTAAATTTAATTTCTTGACTTTCGCCTACTGTATATACTTGGTGTGTTTGATCTATTAAGTTATTATTTCCACTGATATTTTTTCTTGTAAGTACAAATGTCTCAAGTTCTTGATGAACAACAAATTCATCATCCTGTCTCCAGTTATCCCATCCATACGGTATTACAAAAGAATCGTCAGCAGCATTAATTTTATATTGTTTGTGTTCGTGTGCGCCAGCAGGATCACCAGATGGTGCATATATTGATTTTAATACACCATGTTGTTTAAACAAATTAAAACCAATTTGATCTTTTGAATATGTTCCTCTTGAATACTCAGAATTTGCATAATTACTATAATATTTTTGTGTTATAATAAAGTTTTCAAATTCATACTCAGCTCCCTTTGGAGTGTCTTTATAACTTAATGGAAATCCTAGTTCAGTGTCGTTTGCGCCTGTTCCAATTTTGTAGCCAAATATTTTATCTCCATCAAACTTTTTACCATTTATTGATCCTAGGTAGTTTCCGTAGTGATTGTAAAAGCTATAAAGTGGATTTTGATTGACTGTGTGCTTTTGTTGAGCAAATTTAATTTTATCTGTGAAATACATGTCTGCATTTTTATATGTAGTGTCGACGGCATTATTAATAGTAAATGTGTCATTTTCTTCTAGTACTATGTCTGTGCCACCAACTACATAAATTTTATGATCAGTTCCTGACGGAATATGATTATCAACATATACATATGTTTCACCTGCTCCGGTTGGTACACTATCATTTTGTTTAATACCGTGTGTAACTGCACCAACATACTGATCTTGCTTATATCCAGCATGGGTATAAAATTCAATTGATGCATTAAATTCAATAATTGGTCTAAGTGCTATTCTTTGTTTATTTCTTATTTCAGTAAAATCATATCCAGTGATTAATTCTTGTAGTTTATTAATTGTGCTTATGTTTACCCAATGATTATTTCTACTCCATGCAGATTGATATGAGTCATTTTTGTTAACAACAATGTAATCTTTGTCTGGTGAGATTACTATACCATCGTTATACATTAAATTATTATCCGGTGATAGTGTTGTTTCTGCTAAAGTAATTTGTTGAGTAGTTGCTGGTAATATAGATACGTTGCCAGTAGTAGCATTAATTGTTAATGAAAATATATCATTATTGTTTGTTCCACTGCCATGTGTCCAGGTGCCTGTAAATTTTACAAGTATATCTTTATCAAGAACAGTAGTGTTAGATTCTAACTGTGGGAAATCAAACCCATCAAAGAATGGTAATCTACTGTTAACAGGTGTATTATTATAATCATCTACTAATTGTTCTGGAGTACTACTTGCTCCATATGCCGAGTTTAATTCTGCATTGTATAATATTTTATTAAACCATACACCGTTTGCAGAAACACTGTGCTTAACATTATTTTCATATACTCGACTTATACCGTCATTGCTGATATATTCACGTAATGTATATTTTGATACACTACCTGTAACAATATATGTTTTGTTTAAAACGTCAGTATGCCAACCACTGCCAGTGAACTTAATAAGCATTTGATTTTCAAGTACAAAAGAATTATTATCATCTGTTATAGTTGACATGTTATTAGTATTAATTTCTGTTAATGGATTTACTGTACTTCCTGTATATATACTTTCGTATATAGGCAACTCTTCTACCCAACGATAGTTTACATAGTTAACAAATTTATCAATATCAATTGGTGGGTTAAATCCATACTTATGTGAGGCGTATGCAGAATTATAATTATATGTACTAAAGTTTTGATTGATTGAATGAGCTACGTCATCAAATGTAATAGTGTTTGTTGTTTTTCCTGAGTTGTTATATGCAACAATTCCAGGAGAAAGTTGTGTAGTTCGTTGCAGGTCTTTATAAACTTTTGGTTCTAAGTATACATCACCACTTTCAGCTACATCACCTTTTCTACTACCAACAAATACATCTATATCATCTAATGGTCCCTTTGACACCATTTGATCTAGTGTACTGTCTAACCAATTTTTATTTAAGTCTGTTTGAAAAACATTTGGTAAAAAATTACTAGTTTTTATATTATTGACTTGTTGTTTGCCTGCTTTTTTCTTAGCCATTATTATGTTCCTGCTTTAATATTTGCATCTGTAATATTTGTAATAATATCAACGTCATTGACATTTACATCTGCAATAATAAGTTCGTCTGCGTTTGGCGTAAATTCAAACATATCGCCAAATACACTTCCTGCACCTTGTGGTACAATAACAAAACTACTCAATAGTCCTGCTAGTTCTTTATGTACATATGCAGCTAATTCAGTGAAGTAAAAAGTTTCACCAAAGTCCCAATTACTCGAATTAAAAAATGAATCAATTGCATCTACTGTTTTTGTTTTTAAATCAGTATCTGTAACATTTGAGCCGTATAGTTTAATAATTCTAAATCTAGCTTTAAGCTGTGGATCAGCATGTGTACCAAACAACGGTCGGTACTTAACTGGTTTATATACAACGGTGTCACTTACTGCTTTTTTGTCCACTACGCCTGTGAATTGTGTTCCTAGTTCATAACTAGTTGGCGGAGTAGGTACTGTAGTTGTTGCGCCTTTTAGATAATTCTTGTATTCAGTATCATATGATTTTGATAATGCAAACACATCAATAACATTAGTGAAACTAGGATCAACAACTTGATTATCAGCAGCAATATGCTCCCATTCGAATTGGTTGTTTATTTTACCATTCTCACTGTTTCCACTTGATGTTTCGGACGTGTTACTTAATCCAACAATATCATAAAATACATTTGGATTATCTGGTCTTGAATCAGCATTACTATCAATTAGAGATAGTCTGTATTCATTTGAACTTGCAGAATCATATCCATATACATAAAATGATCCAGCACTAATAAACTGTGGGTTACTAAAGTCTGTGTTTACTTGCTTAAGAGTAATAGTATCTCTTTTTGCTTTTTTAGTAAACGAGCCTATTTCTACTTCGTTTTGGATATTTCCCAATTTAGTAGATGCACTATTAAAAATAAATCTTCTTGTTCTAATATAGATATCATAAGACACACCTGTGTAGTTAAAATAGACTACCCAGTTGTTGTCAATATCAGCTACGTTAAAGTTAGCTGGGTATGTATCATTTTGAGAAAATGGAGGAGGTGTAGTATCAATTTCCCATGTTGTTTTTTGTTGGTTATATTTTATGCTAAATGGCTTTTTCTTTTCAAAATAAGAAATAAATAAATCTTTTTCTCTGTTAGAAAATTTTCTCGATAGTGCAGGATAGATAACATCAACTGTACTGTTAGTAGGTATTTTTCTATCTAACACTATAGCGCCAGTTCCATTTGATTGTAGCCCTGTAGGCTTACCTGCGTTAACACCGGTTCCTTCTACACCAAGTCCATTATTGTTTACGTCAACAACCTTTGCCCAAATATTTTTAGTAGGCTTAACTTTTCCTGTTCCTATTCCGACACCTGCGGCAGTGAATACTGTACCTGCATAACTGTTTGGTGATCCGATTAATGTAAAGTCTGTGTCGCCTGGTACTGTAATTTCATATTCTGTTCCCACAACAAAACTACCAGCCGTTACACTGCCTCCGGCAAATTTAACTAATGCGCCTGGCTTAAGATGTTTCATATATGTAGTAGCAGTTGTACCTACTCTAGTTGTGTTAGATGTTACTGGGTCTGTTAAATATCCACTTAGTACACCACTTGCAGAATTACTTTCGTTGTTCCATGTAAATACTGCAACGTTACCATTTGAATCAAGTGTTTGATCAGTAGTCTTAAGAGTTTCTGTTGCTGACCTAAATCCATCATAATATAAGTTTATGAATTCGTCATTGTCTAATATATCTTTAACATATTTTTGATATATCCCATTTGCCGTATCTGAAATTGAAGCCGATACTGCTACTAATTTATTTTCAGAATATAACGTTGCGTCATTTCCTTGCAAGTATAAATTACTGTATGTTCCAGTTGGATCTGTAAATTTAGAATATCTACTATGTCCACTAAATGTTCTGTTTACACTTTTAATTTTTAAGATGCCGCCGTTACTATTACCAAGCATTGTATTATAATCTTGTGCGGTAATCATTCTATCTTGACTAGCATAGTTTCTTGGAGCATTTTCTCTAATTTGATCTAATGTTTCATTTGAACTTGCAGTTGATATTGATTGCTTTAATTGTAAAGTGAATACTGCATTGTAGTTGTTGCCATCACTTCCTGTATAATTTATTTGTACTTTTTGTGTTGCAATGTCATCTGGTCTTAAAATGTATGTACTGTTAACACTTGTTCTATACCAAACTCTTAATGTGTCTGTTGGAACGTTACCAAATGTACGATCAGGAAACACAACAGATATTGCATTGTCTTTTCTAGTTTTTACACTGAAAACATCTCTTTCGCCTTGTGCTAGATTATTATAAATTACATTACTGTTAACGTCAACAACCTTTGTCCAGTTCTTTAAAACGTTTCCTGTGCTATTAATATTTTGTACCCATACATCTGAATTATTTACGTTTGTTGCATTAATATCAAAAGAAGCATTGTCAATAGGCTCACTAATCACAATATCCTCATACTGCAACGAGCCTTGCTTTAATCCAAAAAAGAATCCAGTATTGACACTGCTTATTCCCTTGCCATCATTTTTATAATATAATCCAAATGAATTAACTGGGTCAGGGTATTTCTCTGTAAATGATCTTGTATAATTATCATAGTCACTGCTTATGATATTAAATGTAACACTTGCACCAGATACTGATCCTTGTGCATCAAATTTAACCTGATTGGGTGTATTATTAAAATCGTAGAATTCTGTTTTTATATTATTAATTACTACTGATTTTTTTGGACTACCAAATTGGTTACTGTTTTGTAGTACTGCATTTACTACAGTAACAAAGTCATCTAAATTATTTACATTGTTAGATACTTCGTACTTTAAATCTGTTCCACCTAAACTAATACCCGCACTACCAATAACTGGCTCGTTTGTTTTTACGCTAACTATTTTCATTTCACCATACGCTGGCACATTGCGTCTTGGTTGATATCCTAAAAATTCTGCTAATTTGTAAACACTCTCTTGTTTTTCTGCGGTACTTAAAAAATTGTTCCTCGCATTCACATCTACTCGATATGCTAAGTTGTGTCCAAACTGTGCAACTACATCTAGTAGTGATACAAATTCAGCTGATTCTACCCAGTCGTTGTAGTTCTCTGGATAATTATTGCGTACATAGTCAACCATTGCAGTTCTAATAGTATCATAATCAAATGCTTGAAAGTTTGCATTGATATATGATTCGTAGATTACTGTAAAGTCCTCTGCCGCAAATAGTCTATTTTGTCTTGATTTTTGTGCCATAATTAAAACTCTGCGTTTTCTGTAAATTCTTTATCGAATTTAATCTGCAACTCTGTTGCAGTTGTTGTTGGTAGGTAAGTCAGTTTCACATTAACTGTTACTGAATGTGTGTCGTGGTTTACACTTATATCTGAATTGTTTACTTCAAATCTAGGGTCATAGCTCACAACATTATATACTTCTTCTTCGATAGCATCTTGTGTTGCTTGGTCTAGTGGTTCAAACACATATAATTCTAAGTCGCAACCAAAGTCAGGATTTGACCATTTTTCTCCTTTACGGATTTTAAAATGATTCAATAAGTCCTGCTTCGCTAGATCTAAGCCGCTAAGGCTTTTACTAGTATAAGGTTGATTAATTGTTGTATATCCAAATATATTATTACTCATACAACTATTTATGCAAAAGATTAACTAGGTAGATAACGGCTCTATAATTAGCTTATCTTCTTGCCAATGTATGTACTTTTGCCAGGCTGCGTCTGGTATTGTGAGTGTATGATGCTGGTAAGCATAGTTTATTTGGTACCACGAAGGGTGTGTTGGTCGTTGCATAGGTAAAGGATATAAGCTATCGCCTTTCTTTACATTGCACGGACCACAAGCAGTAACACTGTTTTCCCATGTTAGTCTTCCACCTTTTGACTTTGGAATAACATGATCAATTGTTAAGTCAGCATAAGCAAACCTATCGCCACAGTATTGGCAACAGTATTTGTCTCTGACATATAAATTTCTACGAGTGAATTTTGCTTTGGAGGGTTGTTTGT